TTATAATGAAAGAATTTTTGCTGCTTCTTGAAGATCCTTGGGAGAGAGGTGTGTATAGCGCATTGTGGTCTTGATGTTGCTATGCCCCATCCATTCCTTAATGACCATCATGCTGACGCCTCGTTGGGCCAGCCGGGAGGCGCAGGTGTGGCGTAGTGCATGTGGAACAAGTTGTACATCCTTCTCAAGCCCCAACAGCCTTTTGATGCGATTCCATGCGCTCTCGAACCAGCGATTATCAGCGGTGGGGAAGAGTTTTCCGTTTTCACCCGCCTCGAAGATTTTTCGTTCGAGAATGGGACGGATCTTGTCAACAATGGGTATTGTTCGGGGATGTCCGTTCTTGGTTTTCCAAGCCGTGATTGTTCCAAGTTCAAGGTTGATATCTCTGCATTCGATGCGCCAGCATTCTCCAAGGCGGAACCCCGTATAGAGAAGGATGAGAAAGACTTCCGCATGGGTGTTATATCCGTTCTGGATGAATGCTTTGACAAAGGCATTTTCTTCTTCCTGCGTCAGGAAGCGTACCCGATGGTGAGCCTCTTTTCTGAGGGGGATTTTAGGCACCACTTCTAGTTTGCCCCTCTCTACGGCGGTTCTGAATATACGGGATAATATTGCGAGTTTGCGGTTGATCGTACCGTTGCTGTTCCCTTTGGTGAGCAGAGTGTTGACGTAATCATCTATGTCATCAAGGGTGATCTTCGCTATGGGCATTGTTTCGCCAAAATATGTGGAAATGCTCTTGAAGTTTGAGGCAACCTTATAAGACCACGCCGAGTCTTCCCAATAAAGGCTTTTGGTACGGTCATACGCCTGTTTTAATGTCCAGCCGCTGGTGTCATCGGGATCTTTGGTAAAGGATGTTGGTACATCATTATTCAACATCTTCTGACGTTCAATAATAGCCTCTTCCAGTGTATCAACCGTTTTTGTCTTACGCTTTCCATTAATGCAGACATCCGCAATAAACTTACCCGATGCAAGATGGCGAATACCTTTGGGGAGAGACTTCTTTTTCTTGTTATCAATAACCTGCTTCATAATAATTACCTTCCACGAGCTTTGCTGATTCTTCAATAATTTCTGATACTGTCTCATCGGGGAACGGTACGGAATAATCGTTATCTTCATCGTACATATGTTTCATCCTTGATGATGTGTTCAAAGGGTAAAAGAAAAGCCGGGTTGGAATAATCCTTCCCGGCTTTTATGGCTTTGCAGGATGTCGCGGCCTATGCCTTCAATAATTTCCTCAGTGCCTCAATCCCTTTCGGTGTGAAATACCCTTGTGTGCAGGGCATCCCGTTGAGGGAACTGGTACGGTGCTTCACCTTCATCAGTCCTCGGTCAATAATGGGCTGGTAGGGGATGTTTGCGCCGTCGAAACCCTTGAACAGCCAATGGTGCGGCGTCCCTTTCGCGTCGCGCAGGAATGCCGCGAGTTTTTGGGCGGACATGCCGAACAGTTTGCCCGCTTCCGTGAACGTGAGAAGATCCCTGTCGTCCACAAAAGCATCGTAATAATCGGCCTTGGGTTTGGCTTCGGCCAATTCCGCCTTGAGGGTTTCGGTTCTGGACAATAATACCTGCATGGCCTCAAGGATGAGCTGATCTTCGGTTTGGGGTTTGGTGGCGGGTGCAGGTGAACCGCCGTAGCCGCCCGTTTTGCGGATAGAGGGCAAGACATCCTCGCACACCCACGTTTGGAACTGTTCGGCGGCGGGAAGTTTGGAGCGCATGACAAGGCGGTAGACGTCGGATTCAGGGATGATGTTGATGCCGCGAGGGGAGGAGGTCAAAAGTGGCGTTTCGCCACCTTTTAACACTTTCGCATGGTTGCAATGATCAATAATTGCAGATTGCGGGTGAGTGAATCCCAAACACTCGGCAACATCCTTTGCCACAAACCAGACGTTCCCCTCATGCCATACCGTCCGAACCTTTTGTCTCGTGACCGGGAAAACAAACGTGCCGGGAGCAGAAGCCCGCGCGGAGGACATAGAGGCGGCGGGAATCGCGGGCAAGGTGGCGGCGGTTTGTTGTTCCTGCTGGCGCTGCTGTTGTGTTTCCGGCTGTTTTACGGCCTTTGACGATACGGTAACGTCATGCACAAGGATGATCTTTCCGGTCTTTTTGTCTACTGTGTAACCCATGCGATAGTCTCCATTCTTTATATAGTATTAAAGGCGGGTGAACATGGAAAACGTATTACTCTCTGCGGGTGTCTCATTTGTGGCGGCAATAATAGCTTCCTATATAGGAAGCAGAGCCGCTTTAAAATCAACAAAGATGAATGTAGAAGTCAGTACCCGGACGATGCTCTTGAACAATGCTGTCAAGTGTGTTGAGATAGAATACGGGGCTATTGTTAAGGCTAGTATGGAATCCAAGACGGATCTCAAACCTTCCCCCTTCAATCGCTACGTTTTTTATTACCTTGCGCTCCTTTATGAGCTTAATGGGAATAAGGCACCCAAAAAGGAAGAGTTTCAAAAGATACTTGAACATGCGACCGTCCTTTCAAATGATTTGTCTTATAAAGCTAAATAGAATCGACCATTGCCACAATGAAAAGGCGGAACCCTTGTTGATGAGGTTCCGCCTTTTGATGTTTCAATGGTGTTGATATGTTCAGGTCAACGTATCAAGCGACCTGAAAAGCTATGAAGCCAATTTCCATTACGGGAACGGCGTGTAAGGAAGCAATCCGCAACGCCGTGTGTTTGAATTTCATATTCCATTATATTATAAGCCTCCTTAGAAACGCGCTTCCCGTCAATAAAATAGGCGCAAGGCTTCCATTCACCATCACGAATAACAAGCATAAATTCCATAGTTCACCTAAGCAAAATCTATACAAGTTCAATATATTCATCATCAGTGATGATTGGATCACAATTTCCGAAACAATGGGACATAATCGAAAGGATGCGGGCATTTTCTTCCCCGTAGATTTCCGGTCTGTCCCAAAAGCCCGTGCCGTGACCGTTGCGTGTCAACCAGAAATCATGCCCCGCTTGTGCTTCAAGGCCGGAAAGGTCTATGTCACTAGTAGAGGCGACAAGCATAAAATAATGACAGTCCCTCACAATGCGGCTGCGGCTTTCAGCGGACAAATTATAGATGTTGTAATGAGTGTCTAACGGCTCCCCGTTATCGTCTGTTCCAGCCCACAAAAGGCATCCGATATAGGCATCAATGAAAAGGCTATGTTGTATGCTCATATCTAGACCTCCCCGTTCACAATGCGGCTTATTTCAGAATCAAGGGCAAGGGCATATTCAAGGCCGTCTGTGTAGGTGTATTCAGCGGTCCGCTGCAAACGCCTGATTGCTCTTTCGGTAGCGTTGAACCGCCCACAAATAGGCCATAACATGCTGGTGTCGTGCTGGCGAAAGAGCCTGTTGATCTGGCGTATGGTCATATCGGAAACGTCAATATTGTAGAATGTGCACATAGACACCTCATACTTTACGCGACACGCAAAAAAGGATTTCCAACCTGTTCCGCCGTCAGTCCCGGTAACAGCTTCCAGTTCTTTGCCCATGCGGGTATTGGTCGCCTATAGTTTTCGGCTGCTTCTCTTGCTTCTTCAAGGGCATGTTCATCATTATCGTCATCATAAAAGCCCCAACAGGAATCTATTTCTTCCCCTGTTTCATCATCAGTTACTATGTAGCCTGTAACGCCGCCATTCAACCAGTTTTCATAGATGGCGCGTTCCGACATGAGGCAATCAAATGCCTTTGCTAATATCTTCTTTGTAAGACGCTTGACGTTATACGCTGTCCTGATACATGCACGGGAAGCGTAAATAACATATTCTGTTTCCAGTGTTGATCCCTCAACAAAGATAGACCGTTCCTTATCAAGTTGTTCAATTCGTTCCCTATACTCTGTCGCACTGGTAAAGGTTTCGAGCGTCCCGAGTGTGTCGAATTCATCGAATGGATTTGGAGCGTCGATATCTTGATACAGGTTGATAGTCATGTTGTAGCCGTACTTTTCCGTTACAATGTTTTCAGTGTAAAAGGCATCCATTTTATCACTCCATTGTTGTTGATATTTGTTCCATCAATGAAAAAGGCGACTCGCTATAATCAAGTCGCCTCTTTGATGATTGAACAATGAATCATCAATAGAAAGGGTTCTTCCTACTTGTATTCAAACCCAAAATGCTCAAACATCCTTTCCCCGATGTCGTTTGGAATAGGTGAATATTGCCGAGGCGTGAACCAATCCTGATACCAGTATCTAGCATTTTGAAATTCGTATGAATCGCCGTAATCAATCAAGCGGAATTCAATACCGGAAGCAGGGCCGCCAGTGCTTAAAAGGACATCCTTAACAACGACAGTATCAATGCTAAGAATACCTTCATCATATGAAGTCAACAGCTTTTCATAAAGACCAATTATTGCATTTTCCTTTTCTTCCCCCGGCATACGTTGCCATTCCCGGACGTCACTAGAAAACCCTTCATCCTTTGCATGATTGAGAATTTCGCGCCAGTAAAATGTATCGGAAGGATCAACGCTAAAGAGTGCTGTAGCATTATCGGCCTTGTGTTCAAGTTCCTTTTCAGAGAGTAGAGCGGTCATGATTCAGATCCTTTTATGATTATTGGTTACAAAAAAAGGACTCCAAAGAGTCCTAAGAAGATGAAAAAGCCGAGTATCAGGATGTTTCCTAGTATATAAAGAAAATCCTTAATCATAGTTCTTCCTGTACCTTATAAACCCCGTCCCAAAAGGTGATCCACCATGTGCGACCTGATTGCATGGTAAGCAAGTGGACTTCACTTTCAGGCTTGGGAAGGGATACACCGAAAGCATAGGCTAGCAATTCCGCTTCCCGTTGTGTGAGATTCATATTGTGTTTCCTATCTTGTTTGTGGTGGTGAAATGGGTGAAGGGTAAAAGAAAAGGCCGTTAGGTTTGCACCACAACGGCCTCTTGAAATCGTGTTCTTTTTAGAGATTGCCTTACTTTAACCAACCCTTGCGATAGGCAATATAAGCGGCGATACCCGCGCAAGTCATAACAACACCTATAATGATATAAAGGATAGTAGCCGTCATTTCTTATCACCTCCAATCAACATATGGAGTACAAAGCCAAAAACAATCAACCAAAGGCCTATCAACGTTCCCACACCGGAAACATCAGGAAGGCGCAGGGTAGCCGTTGCTACCAACGCGATTCCTAAGCCTTGAAAGGTTGTTATGATGTATCTCATGATTAAAGTGTAACTCCTTTTGCAGAGGTTGGCAATTATCGCTCTTTTCGTTCGTTTCTGACTCCATAGCTTGCCGGATGGTTCCTTATGCTATGCGCCACTATGACCGGGAGAGGCGGAACCCGTTCCCCCGCTGTCTGGTGTATGCAGTTGGACAAGTGTGATCCATGCCCGGCAAGGTGTTGGAAGCAAAAACTTTTGTATCTGTGTTATTGTTCGTTTCCGTTCACTTTCTCTATTCTTGGCTGTTGCCTGCCGTGCAGGGTTCCAAGGAAGCCAAGGGCGGGATTGTCAAAGATATTCTACTCTGTAACAGAGTAGATAGGATAAAAAGAAAAGGAACCAGGCTTAGGGCTTGTTCCCTTGCGTGATTCCTTTCTACTCTGTTACAGAGTAGATGTCAATACGTCCGTATCATTTTTTCGATTCTCGCGCTAACCCTCTGTTTCCTTTTGGATCTATAGGTTCATTTTCCTTTCTTTCTACCCATTCAACAGGTATAAACCACATACGCCCTATGTTCTGTGCACCGGGAATTTTACCTTGTGCACAATATTGGCGCAGACTATCAGGTGTTTTGTAACCTAGCTTTTCCGCCGCTTCTTTTGTTGTGTAGTATCCCGGTAGTGCTGGCATATTTTATCCCTGTGCTAGTCTTATTTTTTCTTTAATTAAAGCAAGTTCATTTAAATTTAAACCTAATTCAATATCAGTTATTGCTTTTTTATATTGTTGATCTAGGAATTGTTTTTTTAAAGATTCATTTTTTGAAAGTAATAGCTTTAATTCCCATAATGAAGGGTATTTATCTTTTAATCCGTATGATATTTGATAAATAGTTGCTAGTTTGAATGGTTGATTTTCTTTTTGCATGGCCTCTTGAATGTAGTAAATCGCCTTCATTCCTTCTGTTGGTATTTCTATAGGTTCTAGATTGTCTACATCTATATTAAGCATAGCTATTCTACAAAAACTTATATGTATAATATTTATAAAAAGTTCATATCTTTTTTCTATGGGGGTATTGTTAAAAGCTACGCTAAAGTTATTACAAAATGAATCAATCTGTTCTTCTTTTGTGTTTCCTGATACTTTTATTTCATCAGCTAGATATAAGTGTTTTTCTTGAACTTGTGTCTTGTTCTCGTTTGAGTAGGCTACAATATTTTTACTTTCTGTTTTGTTTTTTATATAGTGATAGACTTTTAAACAAAAAATAACCGCAAGAGCTACAGTGACTTGAATTCCAATATTCTTTATTTTTTCTTTATTCATTGCATTATGTTAGTAGAATTTAATCGATTTTTATCAAAATGAGAATAAAGTTGGCAGTCAATCCTTACAACTGCAAACAAAGTTGACAGTCCTGCCAACACCACCCCCGGCAATCCTTCCGTAGACCTCCCCATACCCCCTCAATGAGAATGAGATTATCAATCCGACATGCTATCGTATGATTACGGCATGTTAGGTACATTTGATTGCAAATGAATTGCAAAACGGCCCATATATATAGGTTCAACGGCTCGACTCCCTCCCTGTGACCATCCCCCACCACCACGAGAGCGGCGGGAGGGCATGGGGGAATCGGGGATCAATCAGATAGCGGTAGGCCCTTCACATTTTTCAGCAAATTTTGGTCTGCCTATATGATAACGGAAAGGAAACGGTAAGACAATATACGAGTCTATAAGGTAACGTATAGATTCTGATCATTAAGGTGATCTTGATCTAAATTAGATCTCTTTGTTTAAGTCCCACGTTCGGTTCTTTAGGGTAACGTAAGATTTTTTAAGATACTGAAAGTAGCTTCTTGTCGAATTTATTTTTCGCTCTCTCCGTAGGTGGAACCTAATTCCAACTAGCTTTCGATATTGAATAAATAGAATATTCTATCAATATCATCAATCATAATGATTTCAACTAGTTAGAAAGTCAGCATGATCATGGATCACAGATCATCCATCTTAATAAAATCAGTATGTTAGAAAATGACCCTAGAATGGAGGTCTTCCCCGAAGGGGTAGAGGGAGGTCTACATGCTCCCCCTCCCCTCACGTTCTACCGGAGGATCTTCCTCGTACCCCTCCCCCCACCAGTCCAGTTTCTTAATCTTTTATAGTGCTGATGCCCACCACCTGTATCATCATTCCCTTTGACGACCGTGCCGTGGAAAGTGAACAGCATCTCCGAGAGTTCGGGGTTGTTCGTAATTCCGATCTTCACGTTCACCCCCTTAGCATTCCCTTCCCATGCCTTCATCTCCTCCAGCATGAGGTGGTCTTGGCGGATGAGCATCCTCTTGTCCACATCCTGTCCCATCTGTTCGACCCAATACCCGACCGCTATAGCGAGGCTGTCGAGGCGGTCGTCATGAGCAAGGCTTCCCCTGTCTCTGGTAATCCGGCTCATTTGGTACATGAGCTGGTACTTAAGGGCCGTCTCAGGGGGAAGGTTCTTGGTGGAGAGGTTGTAGTCCCAAAGGATGAGGTTCTTGTCGATGACGAGCTTGTGCTGGTTCATGACGGGTTCGAGGGTGTCGATGATCCGTGCTTCCTTTTGCTTGCTGTGCTTGACCTCTTCGATGCGGCAGGGGTGTGTTTTGGTGAAGTATGGGCTGATGAGCTTGGTGAACATGCCGTCCCCGAAGTTGGCCTCGATGATGACATGGTTGACCGCCTGCTGCTTGGCAAGCTGGACGATGGAGGAGAGGGTGGCCTCGCTGTAGCCTTCCTGATAGGCCCGCATTGCCGTGACGTACAGGTAGCCGTTCAGCATCTTCACGACGCACACGGCGGTTTCGTCCTTGCCTCGTCCAGCCGGGTCAATCGCCATGACGGAACCTGTGTACGGGAGCCATGTGCCGTGGAGGAAAGCGGGGCCATAGTACCTGCTGTCCCCGTTCAGGCCGACGCAGGGGACGTCGTTCAGGATGTTTGTGGTGCCCGCAGCCCATATGGGTTTCTCCGGGGCGTCGGTAGCCGAACACGACATGACAATCAGATCCCCGAGCTTGAGGGGGTACTTCTCCATGTCGGAGAGCCGGGTGTCGAGCATGAACTGGAGCTGGAACCCGCTGCGCCCATACGAGAGTTCGCGTTCGAGGAGGTCGTCGTCCGAGAACCTGCGCGGGTCCGTGGTGCGCCCGACAAGGGTAGGGGAGGCTTCAAGGCGCTTGAGGATGAACGGGGCCAGCCGTTCGCCGCCATAGTTGATGAGTTGGTCATCTGACGGATACCGTGCGGGCCATACGCGGACGGCATACCCACGGTCGGGAAGCTGGTTGTAGAGGGACTGCTCGGTCTGCGGGGTGCCAAGATAGGTGATGATACCGCCGGGCTTCAGGATGGCTTCAAACTCTTTAACGCTCTCACTGAGCTTATCCCGCATGGACTGTGTGAAGCTATTATTAGCCACCTCTACGTCATCACTGATTATTTCATCAGCTCTCCCACCTGTAATCTGGGAGAATATACCTTTAGAGACCACGCTCGGCGCATGGTCGGCCCGTGCGGGGCCAACGTCGAACGAGAGCTTCGAGCACCGCTGGTCGGTGCGGGGGATGAGGCATTGAAGGATAGGGATTTCATTGATGAGCCGCAAACAGAACGTCGTGAAGTTGTCGGCGCGGTCTTTCGATGCGGACAACACCATGAATTTGAGGTTGGGGTTCTGCCGGAGCCTCCAGACGACATAGGCCGCCGTAATCCACGACTTGCCCACGCCTCGGAAGGCTTCGATGATCTTTCGCCTCGGCCCATGCTGGAGGTACAGGGCGATGTCGAGCTGAATGGGGGTGGGGTCGGGAAGGTTCAGGTGCCGCCAGACAAGCGTGAGGAAGACCCGGAAGTCGGCCAGCTTCTCCGGCATCGGGGGGATGGAAGTCGGGGTGTTCGTAACAAAACCTCCAGTGGTGTGTGCTGTTGAAGAAAAAATGCCCCGAAAAAAGAAACCCGACTATTGGGTCGGGAAAACTTCTTTCGGGGCATTTGGTGTTCACCTTAACTGGCTTTCCGAGCAAGAACAGCTTTCATTCGCTCAGACCGTCGCGCGCGTTCGGCCTCGCTGAGAACAGGGCGTTTGGCTGCCTTCTGCTTCTTGTATTGGAGCAGGGGGCACCAGCTGTATTCGTCCATGTCGCAGCCCTTGAGATCTTCCCCGCAGCATTCCTTGCACATCGCTTTGATGGCCTGAGCAGCCGTAGGATATTTTGATTGCTTCCTGGCCTTCGGAGCATCAAGGCTTGAAGGGCTTTTCCGATACCACCACAGAGGGCAGGATACAGCAGAGCACGCCTCAACCTCTTTGGAGCTGTCTCCGCAACAGTCCAGACATTTCAGGCGAACTGCCCGGAGCGGCGTAAGGTGGCCTTTTGAGAAGCGCTCCTTGTCATGCGTGATGATCGCCTTGAGTTCATCCTTGGGTATGTTGACGGGGGGAAGATTCTTATTGGACATGATGTTTTTCTCCAAAATACATGTGAAGGTGAACATGTTTCCAGTGGGTAAAAGAAAACCCGACCAACGAGTCATACGCTCGAAGATCGGGTTCAAAATGGGGCGTGGTTGTAGGGGAGGTTAGTTGAGGAGGCTCACTTCATCTTTCGAGACATCCTCGAAGGTCGGAAGGTTCGCCACAAGATCCTGTACGTCGGGGTTCGCGGACCCGGCACAGTCGATGCCGTTGTCCTTGAGGAATTTGATCGCGGCGTTGATGTCCGCCGTAGAGACATCGCCGGACTGGAGCCGGGACGTAAGGAGCTTCGCCACGACGCCGTGAAGTTCCGCGAGTGCGGACTCGGATGCGCGGTTGTCGGATGGTGTCACTTTTAAAGTCCTCCTTCAAAAAAGGGGATTGCGTATTGGGTAGGCGTTAGATACAATTATAGGCGGCCTTCTCCCGCTGCGGTCGGCAGACAGTTGGGAAGGAGGTGCTTGTTGCCGAATGTGACTGAGAAGTTGCAGGACGCTGCTCTGGCGTGGCTCGTTGGGCTATGGCTTGAGCGTGCTTTGAGTCTGTTGCAGACTCTTATTTGGTAAAAAGGCGACCCCGACGGGCGGGGTATGCCTGTCGGGGTCAAATTCGTTGAGCTAATCCTCAAGCCAGCGAGAGAAGGCCTCGAAAAAAAAAACGAACATCCAACTCTGCCGGGGGCAGGGGAGTGTTGGCGCACTTCCTTGCCCTTTTTTCTATATTTAGAATATACCAAAAGGAATACATTTGCAAGATTGCAAAAGTTGCAACTTGCTATAATTATTGAGTGTTGTTTGTATAACTGTTCGTTTTTACGAACATTTTGTGCGAACCTTCGCACACCACTTTATTTTTAATGATACACAGACAAATACTTTTTACCTCCTCAGTCACACACTCCCCTTCAAATAGTACCCCAACGCCGCTGACGTCAGGCACCAGACCACACGTTCGACCCACCTGTTCGCCCCCTTCCCCTGCGCCACATCCAGCTCCAGCTTTCGGAGGCGGATGTCGATGCTCGTGATGTTTTCCTTGAAATGGGAAACCTGCTCGGAGAGGACGGCGTTGGAGAGGAGAAGTTCTTTCAGATCTTTGAGGGTGTCTTTGATTTCGACGATGGCGGTATTGAGGAGGGAAATGTCAGCTTCATGGGCGCAGGGCGTTGCCATTTAGCCTCCCGCGTTTCTGAGTTCAGGAGGGTCTTGGAGGCGTTTGCGTTCGCTTTCATAGGCACTCCGGCAATGATTCGGCTGCCAAAAGAACAGCGTGTCCACAAGCTTACGGGGCCATGCGCGGATGCCTGCCTGTTCCCACCGCCAGCATCGGCTGCTCAGTGTTTCGTCGGGCCAGCCCATGAACAGGGTGTTGAGGAATTGATCGAAGCCGATGAGGATGTGTTTTCCGTAGGTCACGCGGCTTCAACCTCTTCCGGCGTGGTCGCGGCCTCCACAGCCGCCTTGCGTTCCCCGCCGCGCTGCATCGTCTCGTTCTTGTGCTTCATGGCCCCGCCCGCGTAGAGCGCGAGGAAGCCCGATGCGTCGAACGTCAAACGCTCAAGCTCACCGCCCGGCGTGTAGGCGTTCCACGTTACGGAGTCCGGCAGGCCCGGCATTCCCGATTGCTTCATCAGGCAGACGTTCGCCGTATCCGCAAAATTCTGCTGGTCAAAGGTGTCATAGCTGAAATGATAGGTGACTCCGCCCACGGCATAGTCGAACCCGGAAGCAATGGCGGCGGACGTTTCAGCGTCGATCCATGCCTTCTTCGCTGCTTTCAGTTCCTCCAGCGTAGGCGTTTTGGCGGATTCATCCTGTACAACTTCGGGGTGCCGCTTCACATAGTCAGCAAGCACATTATGCATGTCCGTCCACTCGCCATCGTTCGGGACATGATAGAGGCCGCTTCCAAGAACAAGATCCACCCGTTTAAGCACATAGGAGCCATCACCGCGCAAAATGATTTCAGAAAGATCCCATTTGTGGTTCGCCTCATCCAAAAGAATATCGCCATCAATTGTATATTCCACGGTGTTACCCTACCTGAAAAAATACGCCGAATTCTTCATCAGGGAAATTATCTCTGAAAAAGGTCCCAAAGACGTGTCCGCCCTCATAGACTCCGGGTTGTATCGTTGTGTTGAAATACCACAAGGTGATCGGATAAAAGACGGCGAACTGTCCGCCGCTCGGTCCGACGACCCTATGTGTCGAACTAGATACCCATTCCGTACGTCCTCTCCGTATTGCCCCGGTGATGAGATTCGTATTCCCCGCCATCCCAACGCTACCCGCACTGTTCGCATAGTTGGCGGAATTGGCATAGTTCACGCTGAAATTTGAGGGGTTGTAGACGTACATGTTGACGCCGTCATTGCCTCCCCACAGCCAACCGGGTTGGCCTCCCTGACCAGACCAATACCAGTTTGTATCGACACCCCCTTCCCTGCGGAGCTTGTTTGCCGCAGTTGCATACGGGACATCACAATCAACAACGGCTCTGCTGCCATTCTGTTTCAGAAAGGAAAATATACCGTCGCTTCTCAGCACAAGTGTTCCCGCAACTACATCTGCCCAATGGAATCCAATCGCCGGAGCGTATGCTATGTCTGATTGCGTATTTTTTACTTTTCCGTTCTCGCGTATTTCAAGGGCACTATTTACACATCTTGCAGTCACGTCGGCATTGTAGGTCCCCGCAATACCGCCGATACGCCCGCTCATTACGCCGCCGGACAAAGACAGTTTGGTTTCAGCCCTGTCGTAGGCCGTCTTCACGGCCTTTGATGACGCAGCAATGTTGCTGGAACTTGATATTACAGAGTCAGACAGCTCTCTCGGTTCGCCCCGTTGCGCGATCAGCGTCCAGTAGGTGGTGTTCGTGGGCAGGATGGATGAGGTGGAGGTATGGCTTTTCTTGCAGGCGTAGGAGCTTCCGTTATGCGTCACCACGTCAATCTGCACGGTGGTGCAGACATACGCGACGTCTGCGGCCCATGCGCCTTTCAGGTTGAGCGAAGTTCCTTTGGGGCCTGCCACCCCCTGTGGTCCAGCGGGGCCTTGCGGTCCAACAGGGCCTTGGATGCCTTGTTTGCCGATGGGTCCTTCGGGGCCTTGAACCCCCTGCGCTCCAATGAGGTTTACGGGGTCAGCCCATGAGCCGTCAGGGTTCTGGAAGGCCAGTTTGGTTCCAGCCCATTTATGTTCCGGAGCGGTCCCCTGCGGGCCTTGTGGCCCCGTTGCGCCTGTATCTCCTTTAGGTCCTTGGATGCCTTGATTTCCCTTGTCGCCTTTAGGCCCTTGGATGCCGGGAGCCCCGTCCTTGCCGTCCACGCCAGCAGGTCCCCGTTCTCCTGTCTCTCCTTTGTCGCCTTTATCGCCCTTCATTCCGGTAGCGACCCAATAGTCGGTGGCGGCATCAGGTTCCCGGTTTATGGGGACGTCCTTAATCGCTTGATAGGCGATCCCGCGATAGAGGACCCAATCCAAGGTTTCATAAGCTTGCCCCGCATCCCACTCACCTTTATAGGTGGGGCGGACCTTGCCGATTTGCATGATGTTGCTCACGCTATAATGACCTCCAATATTCCGGTTTCCGGGTTGAGGTTGAACATGGAGCTGTCCACAGGGCCTCCGTTATACTCAAACTGCAAGTAGCCATCTGTATTGACAGAGAAGTTTCCGAATGTGAGAGGCAGCGGAGAATCCCCGATGGGGCCTTTGTCGCCAGTCGCTCCTTTAGGACCTTCGGGGCCTTGGGGACCACGCTCTCCTTGAATGCCGCGAGGCCCTTCCGGTCCCATCGGGCCTACAGGTCCGGTTTCGCCCCGAGGCCCTTGAGCGCCAGTTGCCCCTTGGATGCCTTGCGGACCTTGGGGGCCGCGCTCTCCAGTCTCCCCTTTTGGCCCTTGGATGCCTTGCGGACCCATCGGTCCCTGCTGTCCTTCCGGGCCTCGTTCGCCTTGGATGCCCTGCGGCCCCTGTATGCCGCGTGGCCCTTGCTCTCCCTGTGCGCCGGGAAGACCTTGTGGCCCTTCCTGTCCCATCGGACCTTGTGGCCCAACGGGGCCAGCGGGGACATACAAGGTCATCTTTCCGGACGTGAAATCATATTCGCCGCGACCGGGCGCGGTGGGGGACTCCTGCACGTCGATCCACATCTTGCGGAAGTAGTTGATCTCGATCTGTGTCTTGGCGAATACCTCTTCGACTTCCTTGAGGATTTTCTCAGCCTTGTCCTTCGCGGCGACGGCGGTTTCCCCGTCGAGGGCGTCGTAGGCTTCCTGTGCGATGTAGAGGAGTTGCGTCACCGCGAGGTCAAGGTCGGCTTCGGTGAGCGTGGAGCCGTCGCGGAAGTCCACGGCGGGCGTCACCTTGTCCGTGATGCGTTGGATGCGGATAGACGCCCCGTTGGGCGGGGCCGTGACGAAGCGTATGGTACCGGATGTGTGCCATGAGTAGGCGAGGGCGTTCTGTTCCGCTTCGTCAAGGCTGACTTTGACGTCGGAGATTTTCAGGTAGGGAAAGGGGACGATATAGTCTTGGGTCGTTCCGTCGCCCGTATAGGTGACGTAACTGTAGGACATAAATGCTCCTTGTTTGAAGTTATGGCTCATGATGAAAAGGCGGCCTTCCTGTGATCATTGAGATCGGAAGGTCGCCTGTTCATCCGTATGGTGGGTGTGAGGCGGGGAGAGGGAGTTAATACGTTAGAAGCGCATCCAAGAGTTCCTGTTGGTTGTTTTCCGTCATGGTCCCGCGTTTGGAGGCGAGGCGTTGGTAGTCGGATTTCCGCACTTCATGGCGGAGGCTATCGTCCTCACTGAGCAGTTCGTCTTGCGCTTTCTGTCGGTATGCATGGATGATGCGGTTAATGGCGACGGCGCGGGGGCCGCGTTCCTTGTCGGGCGGATCTCCAATGGTGTTCCTGTCGATGTCGTATTGCTGGCTGGCGAACAATTCCCCTAGGGACTCATGCAGCGTTTTGCCGCCGATGGTCGTCGTGCCGTGCAGCTCGTTGAGCCGGGAATACTGTGCCGTGGAAAGCTCGACGCCATGTAGTTTCTTGGCGGGTGGGCCGTAAATGCCTTCCGCCATCCTGTTCAGTTCATCAAGCACGGTGTCGTTGGCATTCGAGGGGATGAGGTTGTAGTTGATAGTAGTTCCAGTGACCCAATTCCTCCGGGCGGGGAGGGTGGAGGACCAGCCGGGGATGGTGTTCATGGTGTAGTCCATGAAGTCGCGCATCTCGCGCATGGGGTCGTCGATCTGTTGGCGGGTGAAACGGGCCGCCGATGCGAAGGGGACGAGGGTAGCCCCCATCCTGCCGAAATACTGGATGGCCTTTTCATTGGGATCATTGATGAAGTCTATAAGTTCGCTGATTCCCTGCATGTACGTCTTTGACGTGACGTTGTTCGACAGGGCGGCTACAGCCATAGAGACGGCATCATCATACTGGTCTTTGTTGAGATACTGGCCCGCAACGGCGAGGTCTGCGGCAATGCCGAGGAACATCCCTGCGGGATCGAGACGTCTGTAGGAGAGGTATTTGTCCCCGACCTTGATGCTGTAGGGCTGCCAGCCTGTGGCTTCAAGGGCTTGCCGGAGCTTGTTGTCCTTCGGAGGGGAACCTGTGATCTGCCCGCTGTGCGCCATCATGACGGCTCCGGTCCACATCAGGGCACCCATCGCCATTTTGGATTGGGCGAGGGCGGCTTGTTCCCCGCCCGCCTTGATCGCCTCCCGGTAGGTTTTGGTCATCTGCGCGACGCCGGGCGTATGGGCCACGAAGTCGCGAAACAGGTTCGTCGGCGTCTTGATGAAGGGTATGGCGATGCGGAGGACGGGGTGGGTGTTGGCAAGGTTCTGGATGCCGCCGCCAAGCGTGTTCCGTCCGAGATCCTGCGTCCATGTGGATTCCCTTGCGTACTGGATGCTGTCCTTGACGGCATCGTCCGCATAGCGGCCCCGGATGGCGGAACCGTCTTTCTTGAAAGCGAGGGCAAGCTGCTCCTCGACATAGCGGGCCAGCTCCCCGGCATCCTTGATGCCCGCTTCCCGGCCTTTCCGCAGGAGCGAGGCGGAGAGGGAAGATCGGTAGTTCAACTGCTTGAAGAACTCGTCGGTGCTCATCAGCAACCGGGAGGGGATGCGGAGATAGGGGCCGACCAGACCCATTGCTCGGGCTATGTTCTCTTGAAGAGGGGACAGCTCGGCTCCTTTCGGGGCGTCCTTGAGCATGAGGTTGCGGATGTTCTCATAGGTCATCGCCGCCGAGTTGGTTTCCATCTTTCCGCCCATCCGGTCGAGGATGTTGTCCTCCACCTTCCACGCCTTTTTCGCCAGACGGAAGCTGTCATTCCAGTAACGAAACAGGCCGGAGAAAGTGTCGAGGGCTTCGCGCTGCACGGCGTCATCCCGCATGATGGTGCCCGCGAGGTACTTTTCGGCAGGCATGAGCAGGGTTTTCAAGCCGTTGGTCGTCGCGTTCGCGGCAAGCGTGAAGGGGCCGGACAGCATGTTGTTGATGCGGAACTCGTTGAAGACGTTGAACCATGATCCGGGTTTGACGCTGTGGGCCGCCTGCGCGACGGCTCCGAGGTTGTCCTTGTTCAGGCGTATGTCACGGGCCATCTTCTTGATTGTATCGGGGGTATAGCCTTTCTTGGCAAGTTCACTGGCGATTTGCTCCGTGGTGCCGCCTGTGGGGGAGGCATACCATTTGAACATCTTTTCGTCGCTGAATATGCCGCCCTCATTGCGCATGAAGCTCAAAAGCCGCCCGCCTTCCGTGGTCAGGTTCCGTTCGGCGAGATACAGGTTATCGAGATTTTCCTTTAGGTATACAAAGTCCTGCATCTCCTGCGGGGAGACGGCTGCCGGGTTCACCTCCATCTTTTCAGCGATCCTGTAGAGTTCACGGGAACAGAACTCCGTGCCATCCTTGAGGAGTGTCAGGGTCCGTTTCGCCTTGTTCAGAGGGATGTCGCCGGAAGCGGCGAGTTCGACCACCTTCTGGATTCTGTCCATGCCGTAATACTTGAGCCGTTCAGCGTCCTTGAGCACAGCATCGAAGGTTTTCACGCCCTGACCTTTCAGGGTTGCGGGGGAGATCTGCTCGTTGATGTCGTCAAGGATGCGGAGGCCGTTCTCATCACGGATAAGATGCGTGCGGATGTTGTAATCCTTGGACAGGCTCTCAACGACTTCCTCTCTGCTCTTGGTGGACGTGACGACATCAAGGATATGTTCCTTGATAGTGTCGGCTTTGATGGCTTCGGAAGGCTTGAGCGGGTGTTCCTCCGCTTTGGCTGGCGTGAGCGCATCGGTGTTTTGGGATTCAGGAAGCGTATGCTCAGAGGCGGGAGGCGTGGTTTCTTTTCCTCCCGCTGCGGAAGGAAGGGGAGGTTCGCTTTTACCGGCTGTCCCGGCGGCGAGATCATGGGGCATCTCTTTATCGCCGCGCAGTTGTTCCAGTTGGCGGGCTGTTTCGGCTACGATTTTTTCCTTGGTGCTCTTGCTAGTGGCCTGCGCCAGCCTCCACCCTCCATAGAGGGAGATGGCCCCCTCAAGAGCCATACCGATGCCGAGGTCTTCCAGCCCATGCTTGAGGCGGCCCACGATTTCGTTGTCGTCCTTGCTTACGGCAAGGGCTTCCGTCACCACGTTCTGTAATGCCGGGTGTTCCTGAATCATATTCGAGAGCATTTCTTCGTGCCCGTCAAACGAGGTAACGGTGGAGTAGAAGCTCTTGGCGGCACCTCGGGCGGCTATGGCACCCTTGCCTGCGCCTTGCAGCACTTTTATGCCTTCAAGCAGTTTCCCCCCGGTAACGAAGCCGGACACAAACGTGGAGATGTCTTCGGCAAATTTCCCTGCCGAGGTTTGCGTCTCCCCAAAGTTGCTCATGTCCGTGAGCCAGCCGCTGCCTTTGGTGGCCTTGGCGACGTCGACTTCCTCCCCGCCGTTCAGGATGGTTCCCGCAAGGTCGATGGTTTCGTTGACGGAGTTCACCGGGCCGTTGGCGATGCCCTTGATCACATCTCCGACGTAATCGAAGAAGGAAAGATCATCGTCTTTTGGGGATGTATCCGTGGAGGGGGCTGGAGCGTTTTCGGCGACGGCGGCGGGGGCCGTGATGTTGGCATCCGTGGCATTGAGAGGGGCTTCGCCAAGCCCGTGCATACTGGAAAGGGCTTCTTCCCCGCCCTCCAAGCCGTTGAGGGTTACTTCAATCGTGTTGTTCATTGGTTCTGCTGGCCTCCGTCATTGGGGATGAGCACGACTGGTCTGGGTTTTACCTTGTAGCCCATCTGTTCAAAGTGCTTGGGAATATAGTCGATGGCCTGCTGTATTGTGGTGACGCCGAGGGAATCCGGTGTTGCTCCCACGGCGATGAAGAAGGTGTTCTGCCACGACAAGCCGCCCGGCGTATGGCTTTGGGCATAGGCCAGCATGTCTTGAACGCTGTGCATCCCCCTGTAGTCCTCTTCGGGAATCTGATCGGGGAAGAGGGTATTCAGGGCATTGAATGAAGATGTGTAGGCTTTTGCTTTTATGGGGTTATAAGCGGTATAGCCCCATTTGTTCTGTTCCTCGTCATAGATGGTGGGGACACGATCCTGCATCATGTTGGAAAAGGCTTTCTTATCTGCGGCATTCTCAGATGTCGCGGCTTTTTCAACCGCATAGCGTTCTTTGAGCGTGCTGATGCTTGTGGGGAGCTTTTCCGCGATGAACTGCTGCTTGTACAGGAGCATTTCGGATTGCGTGAGTGCCGCATCTTCCTTGCCTTTCTTGGCCCGTTGCTCGTTGATGAAGCTCTCGAACTCGGTAGTGATGCCGGGGAGCTGGCTCATGGCCTCGGCAATGACGCCGACGGGAGCCTTGCGTCCGGTCGAGTAGGCCATGTACATGGCTCCGGCTTCTTCCACGGAAGCTCCGGTGATGGCTGAAAGGAAGGTCTTGCCGATGTCTTGGATGGAGGAGGACAGGTTGGTGTTCTCTCCCGCCTTTTGGGACAGGGCGAGATTCTGATACACGGAGGCTTCGCTCGGCGGGATGCGGCCCGTCCGTATGCCTTCCTCCACGGCGGCCAATCCGTCCGTGCCCGTGATGATGCCGTATTTGAGCCTGCCGAGATCGATCTGGTTCTCCGGCTTGAGATAACGCCCCTGCGCGGCGGCCCGTGCGTTCCTGACAAACTCGGGATAGGTTTCATCGGTGCAGAGATGCAGCTTGTCCACGACCGTTTCCCGCGTGAGGTCGTCGTTTTGGGAACCATAGGCCGTCCCCGCTGACATGGCATTGCGGATCGCCCGTTGGCGCGCCCATTCTTCTCTGGTGTGCGACCGTGATTCGGCCTGCCAAGCCCTTTCGATTTCCTTGTCTTTGAGGGCTTCGATGCCTTTGGCGATGCCCGGCTGCGAAAGGAGGCTCACGGGTTTTCCATTGATGTTGATGGTGAGGCTTTTGGCGAGTCCTTCGGCTACGGCTGCGGAGTGGTTGCCCATCAGCACGGCCTTGCCGAGCATCCCAAGAACGCGGTCCTGCGAGTAGCCGAGCTTCTTCATTTCCTCGGCCTTGCCCATGATGACCTGAGCGGCATCCGTTACATAGCTTTGGCGTTCAGTCGGGATGTGTACGTTGTAACCGCCCGTGAGGGGGTTCATCTTTCCGGCGAGGGTGTCGGAGATGTTCTGGAACATCTGCTGTTCGAGCAGGTTGGCGTTCTGGCTTTCCACGTCCCGGTTGTGCTTGCCGAGGAGGTTGTCGAGGGAAGTGGTGGTGTAGGCCGTGTAGTGCTCGGCTATGTCGAGCTGGTCCATGTCCTTGCCTTCACCTTTGATGCCCGCCTGTTCGGTGTACTGCTTTCGGAAATCCTGTCCCCATTTGAGGATCTTTTCAGGGTCCCTTTCGTTGACCATGCCGCTGGTGACATAGGCATCCTTCAACGCGGCGTCGAAGCCGAGGGCCGAGGTTTTGAGGATTTCCTGCTTGATGTACTTTTTGACGTAAGGGTTCATGTTGAGGATACGCTCGTCTTTCTCGGACGCCTGACGCCACGCCTCCATATTCTTGGTCAGCTCGGGGTTTTCCACGGCGAACAGGGAGGCGGCGGACTTGTCCTCGGCTATACGCCTGTCCAACAGTTTCATGTGGGCGTGGGCGATGCTCGGCTCGATACTGGAAAGGTTGGCGGTAAGCTGCCGCAGTCCGGCCCCGGCGTAACGGTCATAGCCGACTTTTCCGGGGAGGGCGTAGCTGAATGAACTGAGCCCTTGGGCGTTGATGGCGGGGGTCAGGGAAGCGTTCCCGCCTATATCTTTTTTGATGGTTTTGGCTTCGCGTTCTCGTGCGGTGCTCATGATCATTTCACTCCGTCGAGTTTGTTCTTGGCGGTCCAGTAGCGGTCATAGGCCGTGGCCCCCGCCCCTCCGATGCCGAGCGCCGTTCCGAGCACGTTCATGCCCGTCGAATAGGATGAGCCGGGTGAGATGTAGTTTTGCTGCCCGTTGATCCGGTTCTGCGCCCTGTCCTTGTAGGCGTTGACGTTCAGATCGGATTTGGCGGAACTCATCTCGTAGTTTTCACGGATCATGTCTTTGCGCGTCGCCTCCTGCCGTTCGTAGTCCGCCATGAGGAAATCCAGAGCCAGCCCCGAGGCGTTGGTCGAGGCCAGCATTTCGCCTTTCTTTTGCAGGGCTTCTTTCTGGACTTCCTGCGCGTCGCGGGATGCCTTGTCCTGTTCCTGCATCTGCGCCATGCGTTCGGCGGCGGACTGCTCCACGTATTCCTGCGCGGCGGCCTTGTTGTTGAGTTCGTTGACGCGGGCGTATTCGGCGGCCTGTTCTTCCTGATACTGCGCTTGGGCCTTTGCCTGCTGGCTGGCGGACACGCCCGACGCGACGGACGAAGCCGCCCCGATCACGAAGGAGGCCACCGCCATAGTCATTGGATCAAATCCCATAGTGCGTTTATACCCTCGCGTTTCTGGTGTTGTAGAAGCCTTCCCAACTGGCGTTGACGAGCGCGAAGGGAAGGAAGGAATCACTCCCCACTTTGACTTCGACCTGTGTGTTCAGGCTGAGAATGGGGAAGTTGATCGTGCCTGTGTAGAGGGGGATCGCCCCGATGATGTTGGTGCCGTGCCCGAGTTCCCGGCCCGTGAAGGTATAGGTGCTGGTGGGCCGGAACTTCGGCGTGACGTGCATGTGGAGGAATCCCGTGTTCGAGCAGTTCAGGGTAAGCCGCCTGAGCTGGAGGCGTCCGGTGGTGACGGCGTTCCCCTTGCTGTCCCCCTCGCGGATGGCGAAAGTGGAGAAGGTGTAGGAGGACTCGTAGGGGATGCCGATGAAGAGTTTCCTGCCGTGCGCGTCCGGGCCTTCGACGGTGATTGTCCGGGGTCCGGTCACGTCCACCCGGCGCAGCAGGTTGCCGGGGGCGTCCGACCCGCCTGTCCGTGTGACGACCACGGGCGTGTATCCCGCCGGGATGTTGTAGGGGAGGGTGATCGCCGTCGTCTTGTTGATGGCGTCGTAGGCCCCGAGCGTGACGTCCCGTTCGGTGATCTTCCTGTCGAGGCAGTACTCGAAGGTTTCGCCTTCATCCTTGTACCCCGGCGTGATGTCCATCTTTTCCAGATAGACCCCATCGCCGTACTGCATGATGAGATAGACGCCCGTGTTGAGGATGGCGGCGGAAAGGACTTCCCCGCACATGTCCCATCGGCTCCACGCGCTCTGGATTTTTTCGCTGCCGTTCCAAAAGTATTTGTAGAGCCACAGGCTGGTCCGCATCTCTTCGGACAGGACCAGCAGCATGTCCTCGTTCGTCGAACATTCGAGGCGGCTGACGTTGCCCCGGACATAGCGCGGGACGTGGGCCGTGATGTCGGAGGCGTCGTTCTGGTCCGAGTTGTCGGGCAGGGTGATGTATTCGCGCACGCCTCCCCATTCCCCTTTGTCCGTGGCGAAGAAGACCGTCTTGCCGGAAGATACGGGGGCGGCCTTCATGGATGCCTCGAATTCGGTGACGGGCTTGATGCTGACCGTGGCGTTCGAGAGCACGGTGTCGTGTTCGAGCACGAACTGGCTCTGGTCGCTGAACAGGAGGAGCCCGCCCGAGAAGGTCACGGCATGGTGGAGGATGCTCGACTTGGTGTGCGAGGCGGCGACATCCACCACGTCGCTGTCCACGAGGGTGGTCACGGTGGTCAGGAAGAAGTTGAAGAACTCCCCGACCTCGGACATGACCACGTTCTCCCCGGAGAGGAAGGACAGGCGGTTGCGGTAGAAGAACAGGCCGTTGAGGGTCCGGTTCACGAAGGATGGGAAGGGGGCCGAATCTTCGTCGCCGCAGATACGTTCGCCCCACTCAAGGGGGCCGAAGGTGAAGGTGCCGTCGGCCTGCCGGATGAGGGCGTGGGGCAGGGTCGCCGGGTCCAGCTTGCAGGGGATGCCGGGTTTGACGGTTTCCTTCCATGTGCCTGATCCGAAGGCGTCGCCCGCGTCGGACGGCTCGAACACGCAGAAGTAGTTGTCGAAGGAGCTGCTGGCGTCCCCGATGATTTCCGTGACGAAGCCTCGCGGGGCCACGGTGGGCAGGTCGCTGAAACGCTGGACTTTCCCCTTGCAGGCCGAGGTATGGGTGTTGGAACGGGAATCCTGCACCTTGACGGTAAAGTCCCCGCCGTCGTGCCTGCGTATCCAGATGGTGGAGTTCGAGGTCTGGACGGAGAAGATGCTTTGCGGGATTTGTGCTGCGAGGGATTTGGCGATGTCCATTGAAGAGAGGGGGTCCGCCACCTGCGTGTCTTTCGTCGCGCCCGATCCTGTCGTGATGCTGTATTGCTGTCCCCTGATGACGACGCCGTATGTGGTGTAGGGGGCTATGCCGCCAGTTATTGCCCATACGTTTGCGGATGCGCCTGTGTTCGTCATGTTGATGCCGCTCACCTCGCTTGCCGGGACAGTGAGCACCAAACCAAGCGGGCTTATTGTGGTTGCGACATAATCGGAAGGTATGGCGTCATGAAGCGATCTGTAGATGCCTATCGCGTCGGGGAGTGGGGAGGCTTTCTCCGTGTCGCTCAATCCGTCGGCGGTGAGGGTGGAGTAGACGTTTCCGTTCAGCGTCAATTGGTAGGTCGTGTTGTAGGACGCCTGTTTGATGAAGACGATGGCTTCCGGCTGTCTTTTGGGCGAAAGGTCGGGGAGCGTCTTGACGGCGACGCGGCGGTTGAGGACGAAGGTGTAGTCGTTGATGGTCAGGAAACGCAGGTCCCGGTTGGGGGCGGTCGCCGCTGCGAGATAGGCGGCTCCCGTTCCCGTGACGGAGACGGTTTTGGCGTTGCCCTCAAGGTCGAAGACGTTGATGCCGCTGGCGTCCGCCGTGACGATGTATTGTTCCGTCTCGTCGCGGTTGATGTGGTGGCTGGCGATGCCGTTGGCGGCGGGGGTATCCCGGATGCGGGCGAGGTGCCGGGTCGCGGGGCGGCGCTTGAGGAAGTCCGTCACGCTGGACTGGCAGTTCACCTGCTCCTCGGCCTGCGTGGGGAGGCGGACGTTCCAAGGCTGCTGGCTGACCCCGGAGATGAGGTTGGGGATGGTGGAGGAGACGAGCTTGCCCATATCAGAATCCGAGCCTCCGGGTTGTGTTGTTGCGGCGCATCACGGCATCGCGGACGCGCCACGTGCCGACGGGCGGATAGGTGCCCATGAGCAGGTTGGGCCTGTCCTGCCTGCGTTCCTCGCCCATGAGCTGGACGCGGGCGCGGGCTTCGTCGGCCTGCTGGTATTGGCTGAGGACTTGCGACCCCACGACGCGCTCCTGAAAGATCCGCAGGGCCTTGAGCGTGGTGTAGCGGCGGGCGGCTTCGGGGAGCTGCTCGAAGGGCAGGAGCAGGGTGACGGTGCAGAAGATCGCCGTGCCTTGCGGGAAGGTGAAGGTGTGGTTGATCCGGTCATAGACCTGATTGCTCCGGATGGTCAGTTCCCGGTCGGACGGTTCGCGGAAGTGGACGCGGACGATGGAGGGGTGGAGCTTGATGAGGCCGTGGATATCCGGGGTGAGGGGGTAGTTGTCCTCGACGTTCCACTGGAAGCCCTCAAGCTGCACCTCGCGGGACACTTCATTGAGGATATGGCGGGCGAGGGAGACGGCCGCCGTGACTTCGGAGAGACTGTTGACGGGAGCCTCCCCGATGCCGGACAGCATGGTGTTGACGGCTTCGAGTTCCGTGGTGGGGGTGGGGGATGTGATGGACATGAGAGGGGGACTCCCGAAAAAGGGGAGAAGGGTCGCCCCCTCTCCCCGCAGGTTGATGGTTACGCCTTGGCAGCCGTCGAGAGTTCGATGGCGAAGGACGGGTTCAGGATGCCGTGGCCCATCGCGTATTTGGCGACCATGAGCGTGGACTGGTACACGATGTTGAAGTCGTGCCCGGACTGCTGGACGGTGAGGTCTTTGAGCTTGACCGTGGCGATGGCGTTGGACTGCATACACAGGCCGAGGGTGTTGGTGAAGTCGCCGTAGTAGGTGTTCTTCTCGCCGTCGACGGCGGAGGCGATGTTCTTGTTGGGCAGGTGGTTGGACATGAGGATCTTGATGCCCGCGATCTTGTCGAGCTTGCCGTCGGAGTACGAACCCGCGCCGAGCCAGTCGCGGTTGAGCACCTTGGTGGTCTGATTGAGCAGGTAGAACTGCGCCGGGCGCAGGATGAGGCAACGTTCCTGTTCGGGCACGTCCTTCTCGTCGAAAGTCTGGGAGCAGGAGAAAACGGCCTCGGCAAGCAGTTCGCCGTCGGTGGCGAGGGTCGCCCCGCCCTTGATGACGGAGCCGCCGGGTTCGTCGTCGATGATGCCGGAGCTGCGGGCCGCAAGCACGGCGACGCGCATGGTCGTCTCGTCGAAGCGTTTGGCGAGGGCCACGCCGAGCTGCTTGGAGTATTCGCGGCGCACGTCGTAATGGTTCATGGCGTCTTCGAGGTCGTAGATCGCCACGTCCGCGATGAGCAGGTTGTCCACGTTGATGGTGCGCTCGTTCGCGGCGATCTTGTTGCTGCCGAGGATGGCCTCGCCAGCGGTGTGGTAGCGGGCGTTGGCGCGGCCCATGACGGCGAAGGAGGCGGACTTGCCGTGCGTGATGGTGCGCATCTTGTGCCATTCCTTCATGATGTTGTGTTCGTCGAAGGCGGTGATGACTTCTCCGGTGAACACGTCGCGGAACATTTTCGCGGGATCGGAGCCGAGGTTCTGTGCGCCGGGACGGGAGAGGGTGAGGTTTTCAGCCATGAGGGGAGGAAACTCCTTGGTTGGGGTGATGGGGTGAAAAAAAGAAAGGCCCGGAACCATCGTCAGATTCCGAGGCCCATCATGCCGAACAGGATGCGTCCCACATATTCGATTTGGGACGGCGGGATGGGGACATCGGGGAAGTAGCAGGCCATGATGGGGCGACCTATGACTTCCCACGCGAGGAGCAGGCAGAGAATCCAGCCCACCCCCCCGCGCCAGCTCCGCAGGAACGGGATGCCGCCCGCCCCGGCTTCCTGCTCGTTGATGCGGGATTGCGCTTCAAGGATTTTCCCCTTGTCGGGGGCTACCTTGTCCGCGATTTTCCCGAAGATGTCCGAGATGAAGGACAGGGGGTTGAGGGGCACGTATCCTCCAAGTGTTGTGGTGAAGGTTAGAGGAAGGTTTTCACTTCCCCGGTGAGGAAAAGGTGGGCTTCGGTCAGGCGGCGTCGGGTGAGGGCGCGGAAGGGTTTCTTTTTGCCGCCTACCGTCACCTTGTCCCACCGCTTCATTTCTTTGGCGGCGGCTTCCCACTTCCCCTCGCGTATGCGTTTCAGCATGGTCGAGGAGGCGAAGTTGCCTTTGCCGAGATTCATGATCCACGAGGCGCAGGCGATGGCCCGGTGGTCAGGCTCGTCCTTAAGGTTGGGGGCGAGGCGTTCCACGTCGCGCAGGGCGTCCAACAGGTCTTCCGCAAGGTACTGGCCTCCCTGTTCGCGGGTGATTGGCGAGTGGTCCTTGTCACAGAGGTGCCCGTAGCCGATGGTCCAGTATCCGGCGGGGCAGAGGTAGGGCGTGGGGGAGAAGCCTTCCCATTCCGTCTTGATCACGTCGGTGATCGGATGGGCAAGCAGGGTGTCGAGAGAGGGGATGATGGCGCGTTCCTCCTGTTGCTGCTGTTGTGGGGAGGCGGCGAGAGAGCGCAGGGCCTCAGCCGCCAAAGACGCGGGACCGGGCCACCTTGCGCTCCACAGCGCGAGTATAAGCAGGGTCCTTACCATAGCGGGGGTCCTTCATGGCGGCGACGACCTGTTCCGTGGACTCGAACGTGTCGGACGCCGCGCGGCGGG